AGCAGCACTTGAATACCGCAGCTTGCCGCCCAACGTGACGGTCCGCCCCCGCAGCCCGTAGGTCTCTGCCGCTTCGATGATCTGCGCATAGCCCATACGCTGTGCAGAAGCGTTCGGCTGCGTCAGCCGCATCATGGAGGCGATGCCTACAGCCGGGGCCGTCAGCGTCGAGACGGTGATATTACCGGTCTGCGTCAGGGCATAATGCCGGTCGTGACCATAGCTATCGTCGCCGATGGTAGAAGCGCCCCGCTGATTGATACGGCCGTCTCCGTTGATGATCTTGTTGCGGAAGCCGCCGAGGGGGCCGGACCCGATCGCAATATTGGCTCTCGCCTGGGCTTTCTCCTGGGCAGAGAGGCTTTGGGGCGCATCAACACGGAGCCGCACTGCAAGGCTCGCCTGCGTCTTGCTATCCAGCTCCTCGAGAGCCCCCTGCACCGTCGTGGCCTCGATCGTCCCCATCGGCGTAAAAGGGAGGTTGGAGGCCGTCTGCGGCGGTGCATTGTCGATATCCACCCAGCCCGGCGGGTCTGCGTCCGCATCCCACACGGCAATCGAGGCCGGTTCGCCCGGCAGACTGAGTATCGCCCAATCTCCATTCGCCGCCGTGGGATAGGCGGCCTCTAGCAGCGCCAGACTGGCGAAGCTGCCTTTGTAATTGGCCACCAGTGCGGCGAGCTTCGCACGCTCGGCCTCCGTCATCCTGACGTAGCCATCGCCGTCCTGTAGCGACGCAACGCTGTGGGTATGATTGGCAATGGCCGCCGCGACAGCTTGCGCCAACGCAGTGTCATCGCCCGGAGTCGCCGCAACGCCGTAGGCAGCGAGCAATCCACGAATGAGCCCGATGAGATCGTTGATGAACGTCGCATCGAGCCGCGTGCCATCGTCGGCTCCAGGCCCACTCGGGTTCTTCGCCCACGGCTTTCGCCCATTGCCGTCCCGTGGCGGCCGCACGTCGGAGCCGTATGTGCCGTGCAGATCCAGAATCATTGTGACACCTCAAATCAGGCGCGCGGGAAGATGGCGTCGATGTAGGCGTGCATCTCTACCCACCAACCGATGACCGCGCCCTGGTCGATCGTGGTGGTCACAGACATGCTGAACTGGCCGACTCCATTGCTGAGCGGCACTAAGAAGGTGTACGTGCCGAAGCTCGCGCCACCGGTCTCCTGAAAGTCGTTGGGATCGGGCGTGCTAGCGAAAGCGTCCATCTCCTCGCCGGCGACTGTGACTGTACGCCCGGCGTTCGACACGTCGCACTTCATGCGCGCATTGACGACCTGGACCTGAGCATCGTCGATGGCGGCCATGGCAGTCACGGTTACCTGCGCAACGCCGCTGCGAAGGAGCGGGTTCGTGGTCAGCGCGTTGACATTGACCTCCACGTTCTGGGTCCGACTAAATAGATTGCCGACCGACCACGGCCCGTCTGTGTGGTGAGAGGCTGCCATGGAAGCGAACGGGAGAGTCCCGTTCACCAGCAGCGGCATCGTCTGCCTGATCGCCTTGAGCAGCATGTCGTCATCGAGCTCGTTTTCTGCCACCGACATGCCGCGGATGGCCCGGCGCAACAGGGCCGTAACCTTGTTCAGCCACACGGCCGGGATCTTCGTCCCCGTGTTGGGGTCGCCGTTGATGCATGGCTGAAACCACGTATCGACCGGGCTGCCGCTGGCGGTGTCCGTAGGCCGTATCGTGGTCTCGTTGATGCCCGTCCCGTGCGGGCCGATGATGTTGGTCATCAGATCACCTCGTACGTTGCCAGCACGTGCGCCGGCTTGAATCGCTCGATCAGGCAAATGACCTGATCGGGTGTGCTGCACGGCGGCGTACAGTCGGCCACCGCCGCGTCCGCCGCATAGATCGGCGGGTTCACCATGGCCGGGCTCTCGGCCGAAAGAATGCGAATGACGATGCGGTTCGGCACGCACTGATGGGCCACGGGCGTGCAATCAGCGATCGCACAATCCGCCGCCGCGCCGTCGTTCGGGCAGTAGTCCAGGCATTCGATGGTGTAGCCGAGCCGCGCCGCCAGCTCCGCGAGATAGGCGCACGTCGCGCCGCCCTGTGCCCGCACCTTTTCGCAGAGAGCATCCCAGGGCTCGCACGGATCTGGATAGCCGTAGTCGATCCCCCACTCTTGCCGGAGCTCGGTGGTGGTGGCGCAGAACATCTCATCGAGGAGTGCGCAGGCCCGCTGATGCAGATACTCGAGCACCTCGGCGAATGCCGCCCAATATTGCTGCAGGACGGTGAGCCGCTTGAGCTCGGGATCGGTGCCGACGCCGGATGCGCCCACCTCGAATGTGCCGACCTGGGCGCTTCTCAGCGGCCGGAAGTAATCTGCCACGTCCTCGTGCGTCTGCCACGCCCGCCCGCGCGGCAGCAGCGCCAGGATCTGCCGCCACAGCTCCCATTTCGTCGGGCAGCGGAAAGGATCCTCGACACGAGGCGTGCAGGTCGTCATGTGAAGGTCACCGTTCCAAGCACCGGGATCTGGCCGACCGCGACTTGGACGTCCTCGGCCGGCGTTGCCAGCGTGTGATGATCCTCGCCGGCTGCCGTTGAGATCGCCTCGATGATCTTGCTCCGGTAGAGCGTGTAGGGCTCTGTGAGCGTCGATACGCGCGCGTCGCGCCGAAACAGCTCCACGAGCTCGTTGACGATGGCGTTGCGGATCGCCTGCGTGTCGGGCGACAGGCCTTCGATCGTGATGTCGACGGTGAGGGGCACGGGAGCCGCCACCTCGACCAGCGCTCCGGCAGGCCGCACCGTTTCGATGTAAGCCCGCACTGCTGAGACATCCGCCGCCTGCGGAATGCCATTGGCATAGAGGTCATCCATCAGGAACCAGACGCCAACGGTCGTGCGCCCGTTGGTGGCCGTCACCGGATCCACGTAGACCCGCGTGACGCCGTTGATCTCGCGCGCCCAGCGCACGTAGTCGAACGCCGCGCCGCCGTGTGGCGGATAGCGCAGCCGGTGCAGCAGCCGCTGACGCAGGCTTTCATCGGATTCCTGATCGGCGCCGAGTCCGATGCCGCTTGCCGCCACCTCGTGCTCGGTCTGTAACCGGTCGACGGGCGCTGTGAGTGTCAGAACGACCCCGGCCGCGGCATTACCGATCTTGCCGGCCGTCAAGCACCGCACCATCACCTCGGCCGACCCGAAACCGTCCGTCGTGCCGCCAGCGATGACCTCGTACTGGATGCCATCTGCCCGCTGCAGCACGATGCCCGCCGGCACGGGAATGTTGGCGTCACCGAAAATCGTCACTTTGCCCTCGGCATAGGTCGCCGGCAGCCGCGCTAGGCCGTAGTCATAGGCATGCCGCTCGAGCCAGGGGCCCTCGGCGGTATGCTTGTTGATCTGCCGGCTGATGTACTCGAGGAAGGCGAAGGCCTCCCACACCGCGCCGGCCATGACCTTGGCGCTCACCGCGACGTTGTTCGGCCACAGCCGCGCGTCCGAGCCCTTGAGATTGGCGCGGAAGGCATTTGCCGTCCGCTGCGCGAGCTCGGGCAATGTCGGAATTCTGAACGGCATCAGATCACCGGGAGTCCGTCCCCAAAGTTCATCGGCGCATTCCGTAGCGTCTGCCGCCACAGCACGCCGAAGCGCTGCTCGTAGGCCATCGCGCCGTCGTGGCTGAAGTGACGCACCTCAAGGAAGAGATGGCCCGCCGCCTGGTCGATCTCCGTCATGACCTCGGTGCGCGCCACCGCGCCCTGCTCACGAAGCACGGCGAGCGCGTCCTCGGCGTAGTCCCGGGCGCGCTGTCGCGTCTCCTCATTCAGCACCGCCCGCTCCAGCAGCCACAGCTTGGAGCCGAGCGGCACGTCCGGCTCGCCTTCAAGCCGCACGCTGTCGCCCCACCAGCCGCGCCTGTCACCGTCGTCCGTCGGCAGCTCGTCGTCATCAGCCGCGCGCGCGTCGGTGAAGAGGCAAAGCAGCGTCGCCGTGTGCAGCGCCGCTTCCGCGCGCAGGCCTCCGCGGCTTTCGGGCTGATCCTCCGGTCCAGCGAGAATCCAATCGCCCCAGCCGCCCGACGCGTCTGCGCGCTGCACCCAGATCGTGTCCCACAGGAGCTGGGGTTGCGCCTCGCAGGACTCGGCGTCACGGATGCGGATCGCGACCATGGGCTACACCGCGTAGACCTTGGTTGCGCTGCCGACCGCCGCATCGCCGGCGCTGTCGACATCACCCTTGCGATGGACGAGCTGGCCGCCCTCGGCGCCGAGATGCACCTCGGGTGCCTCGAGCACGATCTTCACGCTCGCCCGCACGACGAAGGTTTCGGTGACCACCTCGACCCGCTTCTCGAACAGTTTGATGATGTCGCCGTGCGCGTTGTAGAGCGCCGTCGTGCCCGCCGGGATCGATCGCGGCCGATGATCGGGGTGCTCGATGCCGAGAAACACGGACTGATCCGGCCGGCCATTGACCAGCAGCGCCAGACCGTGCGCGCCCTTAGGCGGGTGGCTCGTCAGCCCGAACGGCTGCACCCGTTGCCCGAGCCGCAGCACCTCGTCGGCGTAGCCGAGCGCCGTGATGCGCTGAAACGGCCCGTCGTCCTGGACCTCGGTGAGCTCCGCGCGGCGCACGGCAAGCCGCGCGGAATGCACGTCAGTTGCAAACATCAGAATCCCTCTGTCCACGCTGGATCGGTGAGCGCATCGCCGCTTTCCAGCTCCTGGCGCACGGCGCCCTCTGCGCCCCAGCGCTCCGCCTCCTGCGCGGACTCGCTCAGCGGCGCCATGCCAGACTGTTTCCGCCCCCGGTACGCGCGCGGGTCGACCAGTGTCAGCTGCGTCAAGGAGCCGGACTGGTCCTGGCTGAACTCCGCACGCTCGATGAGCATTGCCATCGACAGGTGCATGAGGATCGGCGCGTGCACGTAGATGAGCCGGTTCGGCGCGAAGAGCTCGCCGGCGAAATCCCGGAAGCCCTGCGTCTGCACCGCCGCTGTTATGGACCTGCCGGCGGCCCGCTCCTTCTCGTGCTGCGCCCGCTCCTTGGCCCGCGCGTCATCGGTATCCGTCTCGGCGGCAATGATCTTAGGCCGCTCACGCTTGACGCCGGAATCCTGAACCTCCTGCCTGATGCGCAGGCTCGCCGAGCCCGTGCCGAGCCGGTTCTGGCCCTTCACGATGTAGCGCGAGTGCCGCCCGTTGTCGGTGAGGCTCACCTGGAACGACTTGATGTTCCGCCCCTCCATCAGGATGCCGAAGTGCGGCTTCGCGGCGCTCGCGTTGGTGATCTCGATCGAGCCGTCCGGCATGCCCATCAGCGTGGCGGCCTGATCACGCAGGTAGCGCTCGCCGAACTGGAACACCGTCTCGCCCTGTTTGAGCTGCATGTAGGGCACGCGCTTGAGCGGCACCCGGTCGACGATGCCGACGCCGAACTTGTCGAGCTTGCGCAGCGCTTCGCCGGGCGTTTCATGCTCGAAATAGCCCGTCGGGTGCTCCGCAGAGCTGTCGATGATGTCCTGACCCTTGCCGCGGCCGCGGATGGCGATGCGGTGGCTGTTGGCGTCGCCGGAGGCCTCGTAGACATTGACATACCCGTCCACCAAGAGATCGTCGTTCGCATAGATCTGCACCGGCGTCCCCGGCGGGAACTTCCACTCGCCGATCCGCTCGGTGGTCTCCAGCGTGAAATCCCGCGCCGCCTGGTCGATGCCGGCCGACACCTGAACCCGCTCCCACCCGGTATAAACCGCGCCGCCGGCGACGACAGTGATGACTTCAGGATTGA